TGGGCTTTCATGATTGAAAAGAATTCCGCAGGAAACAAACATCCCATAAGATTCTTTGTATATTCGAGCCATTTCGTGAGCAAAAAGTTTCGAAACACCATACGGACTACGGGGTTTAAAAGGAGTCTGCTCAGTCTGAGGATAATTAATACCATCAAACATTTCAGAGCTAGAAGCTTGATAGACTCTGGCTTCTTTACAGACTTGTCTTGCTGCTTCGAACACATTTAAAGCTCCCATTCCTGTAACATTAGAAGTTAGAATTGGCTGGTCCCATGAAACTGCCACATAAGATTGTGCTGCTAGGTTGTAGATTTCATCTGGTTGAATTCTCTTAAAGATTCTAATTAGTGAAGCTAAGTCAGTGATATCGCCCTCTTCTAAATGAAGATTAGGCTCATCCAATAAATGTTGAATATTTTTATAGATAGGAGTGCTTACTCGCTTTAATATTCCATGAACTTCATAGCCTTTATCCAATAGATTTTCTGCTAAATAGCTACCATCTTGGCCTGTAATGCCAGTGATTATCGCTTTCTTCAATTCAATCCCCTTTCTATAAGTAAAGGCCACTATATTACCGTAGTGGCCTTTGGAGAGTTTTTAGGGGGGTTCTCACTTCGTTCCCCCTTCGCGTTCTTGAGTTAAACACCCCAAGTTCCGACCTGTAGTTTTGGCGTAACTCTTTGAACACTATACCTATATTATCGTCATTTAGATGGTTTCGGGTTAGACTTGGTACGAAGCATTTTCCAAGTATTAGGCCCAACAATTCCGTCTACGATTAAGCTGTTTTTCTTCTGAAACGATTTCACGGCCACTTGTGTATCGTTACCAAATACTCCATCAATAACTATTTGAGCATTAATCGTTTTGTTAATAACTTTCTGAACCCATTCAACATCTTTACCAGAAGTTCCCATTCTAAGTACTTTATCTTTACGTTTCGCCAGCAATTCGGTCCAAGTAACAGTACCAATTATACCGTCACTAGACAGCATTTTACTGGACTGGAACGACCTAGCACAAGCATCAGAATGCTCTCCAAATTTGCCATCAATATCAACGTCATATCCATAGTAAAATAGGAGACTCTGTGCTTCCTTAACATCGTTACCGGCCATTATAGGAGATTTCAAGGAAAGAATTCTTCTTCCTACATACTCTTTTACAGGCTCTCCAAGATACTCAAAATGCATAGCGTCTTTTACAGTTCTATAATTTCCACCCCATCTAAATCCATAACGCTTAAAGATATCTACTACTCTAGTAGGAATATCCGTTACTAGCACGTTATCATAGCGCATTGGGTTTTGTTTAGGGTTAATATCCATCGCAGTAGGCCAAGCATGGTTACTAGGAACATTAGTTCCAGCAATCATTCTCTTATTCCAGGTTTGAAGGTCAGTCCAATAGTATCTTTTATCCCAACCCTCTTCAATAAGCTGTTTCTGTACGTTCATCAAAGGAACTACAGCCCATTTGTGCCAATACAGTGTTTTTCCCATGAAACTTACTTTTACTACATAAGTAGCATCATATCCGCTAGACCAAGGCCATCCCCATTTATCGGATGGCATTTTACCATAGAGTTGTTCTCCATCAAATTCAGATTCTAAAGGAACGCTAGGAAGCCCTACTATTGAATCTCCATCAGAAGGCAATCTACAGGAACCACTAATTCTAGAGGAAGCTCTTCATATACAATGATATCAATCATTATCCTTCCTTTGTTAAGGGGTATACCGTTCCATCAATTATAACATAATCTCCTTCAGGTACAACCTTCTTTACAACTTCCACAATAGGTTTTGTTGGAAATTGTGCTTTTATCTCCGCTTCTGTTGGGATGTAATCAAACTCAGTTACTTTTCCATCGGGAGATATAACATAGACAGACTTTCTTAGCCTATCTTCAATCTTTTCTTTCATCTCTTCAACTCTTCCTTGTAATGCAGGAGTCGAAGCTTCTTCCTCATATACTGGAGTCTGTACTGTTCCTCCAAGCGTAGTTTCGATTGGCTTTTCAGGAACAGGTTCAGGAATCTTTGGTTCTTCTTTTTTACCGTTTGTTATCGCTGCGGTTTTTGCAAGAGCCTCTTCTTTTGAGGCTTTTAATCTAGCTCCTGAAGAAGAAGCAAGAGAGTTAATAAACTTGCTTCCAGCGCCAGAAACCAAACCATAAGCTGCTGATGCTAATCCACTAGATAGTGACGCATCAGCACCGAAGAAACTATCCCAAAACAGAACTAAAGCAATACCAATACCAAATGCTATAGAAAGGGCAAACCACACTTCCCCAGGCGTCTTCTGAATCCACCCCCAAGGTAGTTTATAGTACAGTTTTTTGATGAAATCAATGACGAAGAAGATTGCTGTTGAAGCAGCAGCAATTACTCCAGCGTCTTGAAGTGTGGATGCCCAATCCATCTTACTTGCCTTTTCCCTTTCCTAAAGCTTTTTCTTCGCCCATAACTTTGTCCTGAATAACCTTTTGATTATACAGCTTGTTAACACCAAGCGAAGCTCCAGCTACGATAAGTCCGTTAAATATGGCTAGAACAAGACTAGGCCAATCAGTTGCTCCCGAAAACGCAGTTACACCAACAACTACGAGAATCGAAAGAACTAAGGCTGCAATTCTATTAACAAGCTCAGTCCAATAGATACCAATAACCGCTTTGAAGATGGTAATAACCAACGTTACAGCAGCAACGGCACCTGGAAGAGTAGCTAATGATTGCCAAGTTATCTCTTCGATGATAATCACATCCTTTCTAAAAGTTAGTTTTTGCAAACTCACCAAAATACTCAAGAGCTACTTTATCATAAGCTTTTGCAGCTTCTTCTTCGTTAGAAAATAAGCCTACATGAATGTAAGTTCCATTACACGATAGTCTTACTCTCCATTTATTAGCCTGCCTATGTAAACTTACCCCTTTATACTTTGAAGATTTATGAGAAATATTTGCCTGCTTGTTTCTCATATTACCTGATTTAGTACAAACTCTCAAGTTTTCTTTTCTATTGTCTAGACCATTTCCATTGATGTGGTCTACTTCATATCCTTCAGGAGCATTCATAATAAGACGATGAAGAAGAACAGTATGTCTTTTTCCTAGTTTTCTAGAAGAGTTTGTTCTAGCATAAGTTGTTCTTTTGCATGGAAAAGCATTCCAAGTATACTGAGAGATTAATTCATAATCCTCATCATCTATTAGAAGACTTTCTCCTGTGCAAAGAACTAATTCCATTACTTTTTCTTTCCTTTCTTTTTACCTTTACAAGCCATTTAAACTCCCTTTGTTAGTTGTTTCCAAATTTTAGGGTGGGTTTCTTCCGTAATTACTATGAATGGCTCAGGGTCTTTCTCATATTCTACATGAAAAGCCTTAACTTTCAACAGCTTCATAGTAGAGTCTAGAATAAAGTTGTTTAGCCCAACCTTAAATCCGTATTGTCTAAATCCATATCTTCCTTGTTTCATTTCCACCTTTCCTCTTTTTTATTCTTCTTCTCAAGCCTCTTTTTGCGTTTCTCTTTCTGCTGTGTGTACTCATCTATTTCTAAGGCTACAGTTTCATCCATACCAGTCTTTATTAAGAAATCATAACAGGTAGAAGGTAATTTTTTATCTTTTACCTTTTTCATTACACCCCTTTTAGCACTCCAAAATCTAAAAACTCTGGTTTTTGTCTAACAATAGTATTTTTACCGTCTATATTAGCTACTTTTAATTCCAAAATAACGCCTCCTACCTCTGGAACTAAAGATTTTCTAATCATATAGTCACTTTGTGCTTCAAAACAACCAGGCAATATGATTGATGTTCCTCTATACTTGGGCATGAAAAGATTTATATGCCAATGACCAATTACTGTTATATCACATATATCGTCACTTTTTTGTGCGTCAACAATCTTTTGTGCTTTGTATGACCTAAAAGCACCTAATCCACCTTCTCCATGCTTTAGAAAGAACGAAATACCGTTAGACATAATCATTGCGCTCATTTTTCCTAGATAATGCAAGTTATCTATTTTACTAGCAATCTGTTCTACTATATCTACTCCAGCAGTTTTGTAAAGGTCTAAGTCATGATTTCCACCAATAACATACGTGTCCAAATAAGTATCCGGCCATATTGAACAAACATAATCTACTTGTTTGTCGGCCCCGATTATTTTTAAATCTTGATACTGACCTTTGTACACTGTACCATTACCTGCTGTAAAATCTCCTGCACAAAACATAGCTTCTACTTTTTCTTCTTCACAAACTTTATAAAAGCTATGAACAAGGTCTATTTGCTCATGCACAGAACAAAAATGAGGGTCTGCATAAACACCAAACTTGTGCCAACCATCTCCTTTAAATATGTCTATATCATATTTAGAATTGTCTGGTATAGGAGCTAACCTATCAAAAACAAGGTAGCCTTGATGGAACTTAATGGCTGCTCTACTATTAAGCAAGTCATCCATCAAGTCTTCCAAACCATCCATATCAAGATTGAATCTTTTTGCTAAATCAGTAGGCTTTTGGGGATTCTGTTTTATCAGCCTAAAAGCCTTTTCAACTGAATCATCACCTAAAGTTTCTAATCTTGCAATCTCCCTTTGATATCTCTTTCTTAGTGCCTCGGGAGTGACACCTAGTTTATATTCCTTGTTGAAGTCTGTAGTTAAATCTTTCCACGACATTTCTTCTTTTAAGCGGCCGCCTATGAATTGAAATTGGTCCGTAAGCAAAATTTCTCCTTATTTATTGTTTAAACTTGCAAATTCTTTGAAGAGGTCTTTGGCTTTAGTATCATAAGCTTTGGCGGCTTCTAATTCTGTATCAAATCTTCCTATAAAAACTTGTTTGCCATTAACCTTAATATCTGCTCTCCATTTGTTTGTTGTCTTACATCTAGAAACTCCTTTAAATAAAGAGATTCCAGATACAACTTTTCTATTTTGCTGATTTTGAGAGCAGTTACAAAAGCGTAAGTTTTCTCTTCTATTATCTAGACTGTTGCCGTTGATGTGGTCTACTTGTTGACCTTTTTTAGCGGCAAGCAAAAGTCTATGCATTCGTAACAAACTTCTTTTACCATTAACCATTTTAGTCCACGCAACTGCATAGTACTTTCCACACAAATCTTGAAGGGCATACCATTTATACTCCCTTACAAAATCCCAATCTTCATTATCAATTATGCTTACTTGACCTTTGGTTAACTCTATTAACAAAAATTATCTCCTTTTACTTTCAAACTAAACAGCTTTAGGTTATTATTTCTACTTTTGACTAGGCGTATCATCAATGCTTCTCTACGCTCACGCTCTTGCCTTTCGTCTTCGGAAGCTTTGGTGGCAAGTTCATCTACTCTTCTAAGTGTCTTCAGGATTCTCATTGTGCTGGACTAGACTACATAAGAGCCTATATCCCACCCCCTTTCTACCTTTTCTCAGGATTATTATCACAAGACAGGCTCTCTACTATTTCATCCAAGATTTCTTTAACTTCATGCGAAGGCTCATCTTTGATTATATCAAGTTTAGTCTGTAATTTCTTACTTTCCATAAGGCTCTGTAAAGCTTTTACAACTTCCAAGGCTTGACACCTATTCTCTAAAATCAGTTGAATGCTCTTTAACTGCTGACTAGTCAAAGTCTGCGTTCTTAGGGTATTATCCAGTATTTCAGCGATTTTGTCAAGTGCTTCGTCTTTTCTCTCAAGCGCAGAAACTATTTGGTCTAGTATATCATTTTCTATGGTCAATGTCTTGTTCTCAGCAGTCTTTTTTTCTACCTGATTGAGCTTCTTACTAATCTTGGTGTTGTACACAGAGAACGCGCCAGTAACCGCTGCTCCAAACAACGCAAAGATTCCTATGATAAGCTGTTCAACAGGCAGTTCCATATTAACTCATTCCGTATTTATTGTTGGTTTTTAAACTAGACTCCGTATGTGGTCCTATTGTAGCACTTCCTATTGCACTAGTATCAATAATAAAAAAACTAAGGTCATAAGAAGAAAGATTACTTCCCTCAAATTCAGCATCAATACTGTCTACATAAATGCATCTATCATATAGTCCAGTAGGAGCTATCTCATCTTTAAGCCATAAACCAAACTTTGTTGGGTTATCTAAATCATAACAAAGCGTGTTTGGTCCACTACCTAAAGCAGACATTAATGAGCCAGAATAAGCCATATAACGTACATTTTTAAGATTTAGTTCTCTTAAAGTGGAAAAATTTCCCGTTGGTGAAGAATAGCTTGTCCAATTTAAAGAGTTTTGAGTAACAATAGCAAAATAATTTTCTGTTGTAGAAAATCGAGTAGAAGGCATATTAAAATATAGTTCAAGTTTAAGAGCCTCAAAAAAATATCTTTGAGCATATGAAAAAGAAGTATCTACAGTAAAGTGCATTCTTTGCAAATAATAAGTAGAGCCTTCTTTATATGCTCCAACTCTTCCGCTAGTAAATCCGGTATTTATAGCATCGGAAGCTAAGCATTGTGCCCATGTACTTCCTTGCTTTCTTAGAATAGTTACTTCTGAAACTGCTACTTCAGCCATTAATCAGCCCCCCCTCCAACTGCGGTTTTTCCGACACCAAAAAGATATCTTCCTGGGCAGTATTTAGCATAAGAAGTTATTTCTATATTAATCAGCTCTGGTATAAGTGGGTCGCCATAATATGAGCCTGTTAATGGTTTGTCTAAATACCAAGAAGTAGTGTTATAAACACCGCTTTTAAATTTTCCATCAACTACATGTTGTGTTTCGCACACAACATGTTCATCATTAACATAGTATATATTTGCTAATGGAAACATAGTAGCGTTTTTATGAGATATCTGTAGTCTAAAAATATATGTTTTTTCTGCAAAAGCTTCTTCTTCTATATCTAGAATAATCTCTTCGTTACAAGCTCCATCAGAAGTAAACTCTAAAATCTTAGCTGAAGTATATGAATAATCGGATTTTTCTGACATTATTGATGCAACAAAAGATGTTCCGTTGTACACACCATTAAAATCTGTAAGCCAGTAATTATAGTAATCAAATCCAGCCAATGTTTTACTTCCTGAAGAAGTTCCACCAACCATTTGATAATAGATGTTTAAATCAGTAGCCGTTGCATTACACCAAGCACAATGAACACCGCTTGATTTTAGAGTTGTTCCGTCTCCTGAATGGTCTATATCTATAGCCACACCGGTTCCATAAGAGCTTGCGCTACCTAAAACCGTATTACCGGCAACTCCTATATACCTTACAGTGCTTGAATCTGCTACTATTATATGATAGCCCTCTTCTGAAGAAATAATATCAAAGCTTTGTAATCTATCTACTGATATTTCTTGTGGAGCAGAAAAAGAAAAACTTACAGAGGTATATGTTCCTTGTAATAAATACAAAATATTACTTGACAATATTCCGCATAAAAGATATAGAGTGCCGTTTTTATCCATAGAACTTCTAAGCATAAAACGGTCTAAATCATCTGTTGAAGGCAGAGCAAAAGACTCTAGATTACAGGTCCACCATGTATCTAAGCTGTCTTTATCTCCCACCCATATTTCTATTTTAGCTTCTGCTTCAGGGGTCAGCCCATAATAAGTAGGACTAAGACAGGCGGCACAAAAAATCGCATAATAATGGTCTTCATAGTAATGAATATTATGGGTATACTCACCTGTTCGTTCAATATGTCCTGGATAGTTTATTGAACGGCTTTTTATTTTATAAACATCTACATACTCATAGTTTAATTTGTCTCCCATTATGTTTCTATAATTCCTGCTGTTCGCAAAGCTGCCAATATTTCATTTATCTTTAATTGTTCTTTAGTTGGAGTAGAATCTTCTACTACATCTATAATTGCGCTTTGTTTAACTAATGGGTCAGAATGTTTAACCCAAGCAGGAGTAGCTAAATCATCATCATAGTAATAAAAACATTTATCTGCCCATATAAAAGCCACAGCACCATAACCATAAGCAGGCTCAGATTCAAGTTCTCCTACAGTATCATACCAACCATAATATCCATTATAGGTAGCAATATACTCTACATCAAGAGGGAAGGTATGAGTTGAGCCATCGTATCTGTAGTAAAACGTCATTCCATCTTCAGCCCAATTTTCAGCTAACCAAGCGCATCCATCAGGAACTTCACCATAGTTATTTGAGTTTCCAAAATCGGGCGGCAAAAAGGTGTTTAATAGTTGCCATGCAGGAGTAGCCCAATCGCCTCTCCATGCATATAACCCTGCTAATTTATCTCGACTTCCACCATTACCTGTAACAGTAGCTAATAGGAAATCACCATGAGCAACGCCAGGAACGCTATCAACTTCAGTCCAATCAATAGGATTACTATCAATGACTAGTACTTTTTTACCTACTTGGTTCCAGGCAGCAGCGTAATCGCTCCAAATATAGATATCACCTTCGTTTGTTACTAAATAAGCGTCTGCATAGCTTTCAACAGTTCCCCACACTAGTTTGTAGGAAAGACCAGCATAAACATATTCAGTCCACGAAGTTCCACCGTCATTAGATTCCCATCTGCTCTTAGTAGTAGAGGTTGGTCTAGCCACATAGATATCGTCGTTATTGCTATAAGTTAGCCAATAAGTAGCGCCCTCAGTTAAAGTTACCATACCAAAATCAAACTCAATAACCGAGTATCCCCAAGTAGCAATATCATCAGCAGTAAGAGTGTAGGTTTCTGTATACAAAGCAGAGGCAGCAGGATGACCAGCACTTGTAGCTCTAATGTCTACTGTAAATGTGTCTCCTTCATCATGACCATATAACTGAGCAAGAACATACGCTTTCAAAGCCGTGGTTCCGTTACCTTCAAAACTAGTAGCCATTAAGAAGCCAGTATCAACTATTTTACTTGTTGTAGCTTCTCCAACCCATCCATGTTCTACTTCTTCTAATCCTGATGCTGGCAAATCATCATAGTCTTCAACTTCTTTTAACCCAGCAACTTTTGTCCATTCAGGAGTAGCGGCATTTTCATCCCAAACATAGATAGAGTTTTCATCTTCAACAACTCTAGCTTCCCCTCCAGTAGTACCTTCTGGTAATGAGGCATAAGTAGCCACAGACTGTTGCCATGTAAAATCGGAAGGAAGATTTGCCCAAGGCAAATAACCTTGAATTTCAGCGGCATTGGTTAGATTTATTTTAGTAGGATTACCATAACAGTTACTTATTTCAGGCGGTTTTCCTGCTGTTCTTGCGCTTCCTGTCCAAACATAGCTTGTAACAGGCGTAGCATCATTCATTGTTACCGTTGCTACAAGAGAGTTTTCTGTATATATTCCTTCTGTAGTAGTGGCATAGATTTTTACATATTCAGCATTAGTATAATCTAGTGCTGACCAATCTATAGTTATGGAGTTAAAAGAGTTTATTGTACTAACTGTTTTGGGGTTAGTATCACAAGAAGGAACAGCAGTATTATCATCAGTCCACGAATTAGTTGCTGTATTAGTAATGTCTGCAATTTTAACCCAAGAGCCTGAAGAACCGATTTTTCTATACACTCTAATTGTGTCGGCTCCATTACCAACAGTAGTAAGAGAATCAAAATGA